CAAATCTTTATGAAAGGAGTTTGGTTCATGAAAGAAACCAAGCTACATGCAGATGTTCTTGAAACAATCAAGAACAACAACGGACTTAAGCAGTATCTGAGCGGCCTTTCTACTGGTCGTCCCTTTACGCCTAGGTCTGCACTTTACAACATTAAGGGCAAAACTAGAATGTTGAAGCCCGATCAGATTCTAGCCGAGTGGCAACGTCACCTCTCAAAGCTAGAAGATGGAACAAACTTCGATAAGGAGGTGTTCCGGTTCGATTCTGCACAGCTGCAGAAGTGGGGTCCTCAAGGGGGAATCGCTCCTATTGCAGAGCTCATGGACGAGGTAGTTCTCCCTACCTTCAAAGATAACGCACGTCCAGAGGCTTTCACATCAGAAGCGTGGAAGTTTGCAAAGAGGCGAGTCGTGCGTATCCTGCATAAAGCAGGATGCAGAGGCCTCTCCCCAGTACCTTACAAACGCGTAGTTGACGACATGCGCGCTCGAGACACTCTCGAGTCAAATTCAGGCTATCCCTTATTCACCAGGAGGAGTAAACCTGAAGTCGTTAAACAGTCTATCGAGGAGGCTGAGGACGGACGATGGAAAACATATCCTGCCATCGCATTGTTCAGGAATTACAATCGCAAAACTCGTCTGGTTTGGATGTTCCCGATGAGTGCGAACCTCGTGGAAGGCTCCTTCTTCCAGCCGCTGCAATCGATTCTTATGAAATCGAATGAAGCGCGGCATTTCCTGGCACCATGGAACGGTTTTGAGACGGTCAGAGGCAATATAACTTCATGGTATAACTCCGGTTATGCTATCGCTGCATCTGACTTTTCCAGCACAGACGCTCACTTTCAGCTGGCTACCTCGCTGGAGGTATATGACGTACTTAAAGAGTGCTTCCAGCCAAGGTTTCGTGAACGGCTACTGGAGTCAATAACGTACATGCATCGCATACCCCTCATTATTAGCTCTGATAGTGAGATCACTGGTGACCACGGAGTTTCGTCTGGTTCTAACTGGACTAACTTCATTGAGACAATCTTCGATTGGATTCTCTCGATCTACGTTTGCGTGCGTGAGTTAGAGAGATTCAAGCAGGACTACTTCTCTGCTCCAAAGGGAAGAGCCTACAGTGGATTGTACGCCATAGGCGATGATATGGCGTGGAAAGTGGCACTACGCTACTTTGATGCTAAATTCTCGGAGCGCCTGCAGGACTACGGGAAGTTAGTGGGTCAAGAAATCAAGGCTGATAAAACAACGAATGACCGTGACAAAGTCAAGTCGTTACAGCGCTTGTTCCAGAGAGGTTACCTGCGGGATGACCGCCAGCTTCGTGCCGTGTACCCGACTATACGAGCACTCAAGTCCCTCGTGTATCCGGAAAGAATGCACAAGAAGAAGCAGTGGTCCAAGAACATGGCAGCTGTCCGTAGCTTCATGATTCTTGAAAATTGTGTCGACCATCCCTTATTCGCCGAGTTCTGTAAGTTTGTTGCCGAAGGTGATCCAAACTTGGTAGCGTTCGCCAAGCTTTCGGCAAATTCTCAAGAACAGTGGCTCCGGGCGTCAAAACTCATCCCGGG